TGCTCTTCCTGTGTTTACCGTTTCGATCACACCACCCGCGTTCTGAAATGCTGTCATTGCTGAAACAATATCGAACGCGTCGAATATATTGCCACCGAAAGAATTTATATTGAGCCGGATTTTTTTAGTCTTGCACTCATTGATCTGCTGAGTTAGATACACTGAGTCCCACAAACAAACATCACCTTTTAAAGCAATTTCGGTAAACCCGTCCTTTGCGTTGTTGGTTATATGTGGTCGAATCTTGTCCATGTGCGTAAATATATTAATTTATTAACAAATATACAAATTATTTTTCAAGTTGAGCGTCAATATCAATTTTTAAACGTCTTCCTGTTGCTGGGTTCGGGTCTGTCTCCGTCTTTGGATTTGCATCAACTTGTAATTGGTCGTTAAATACCGCCTCTTTAATCCACATCCCGAAACTTATTTCATAATCATATGCTGCGTTGTGTGCAATATCTTCTTGTTCCCTTGTTTTTCGGATTTGTCCAAGTATTATTTCATCCTTAATCCCCTTCAATGCACATGTTAACGCGTCAGCATATTCATAGGCAATATCTTGCGACTGATCGTTGAACGTTGCGAACATTATATGTAAAGTCACTTCAACGGGTACACGGTCGGCACGTTGCAAATCACGCGAAAGCAAATACTCTATCCCGTCACCTATTACCGAGTATTCGAAGAAAATACCCAACTCGGGCTTTGTTTCTTCGTTTTCGAATTGCTGCTTTTGGTTATTCCATGCGCCGAAAAACTTAATGTCCGGTATTGCTTCGACACACTTGTCAGCGAATAGTTTTTTTATCGTTGTTCTCCAATTTGACATTATTTAAATGCTTTTTTTAGTTCTTTATTTACGATACGTTTAACTTTCTTATCTAACACCCTTGAATCCCCTAGAAACTCCCGTTGTGGATGGTTTTCCGTTCCTTCATTGTGATAAATTCCGTACTTAGTATTCAATGTACCTATAACGATCTCTTCGAATGTTGTACGGCGTGTATCAATATCATTTCTTAATTGTCCAGTGTCAACAAGTATGTTTCTTCCAGTTTCACGCCTTGCAGCTCGTCGCCCCCTAGGCTTTTTCCTTTGCTTCCATCCACCCCGCGACGCGTCAGTCTGTCCACCGCCTTTTCTGAACCCTTCGAGAAAATGATTTTTTGCCGTATTGGCAACTATCATAGGGATTCGCCTTTTTGCTATCCTTAAAGCTTTCTGAGGGTCGGGAATATTGCCGCGTATGGTTAAACTATTAGCCAAAATCTTTTAAATCTATAGGGTTGTCACTGATTAACTGCATTGTTATTTGCCACGAATTGGCACCAATTCGAGCCATGCCAAAGTCCTCTACTACTACGTGTGTGACATTGAAATAGTTGTTTAGTAGCTTGCTAATTATTGAAACAGAGGTTTCCGCCTTTTCTAATTTAGCGAATTTCTCCAATTCCGCTACGGGTTCCGCGTTTGGAAGGTCTATCGCTTGCGGGGTCACTATCCCGACAACTTCGATTTGGAAGTCGTCAAAAGAAATATACTCCTTAATCGTTCCATTTGCGCCGGCGCGGTTTGTTTTTACAATATCCTTACGCCTATTTACCCTTAGTGTAACAGCATCAAGCCGAAAAGACGGGTATGTTTGCGCGTTTCCATCAACGTCCGTCCATTGCCCCTCTGGGAATTGGATGTTGTCATAAATCGCCGTGCCTAGTTTGGAAATCCCAACAGGGACAACCGCGTCAATTTCTCCATTAATTCGAATTTCTGCCATTACAAATACCTCCTTGTTACTTCTTCAATACTTGGAAATCCGAAATTATCCTCCAAATCATCTTTAAATTCCCTAGGAACTTTAAAATAACTCGCTTTCCCAACTCCGTTCTCTTTGAAAATATAGTCTTTTTTTCCAACATTATATTTAAACTCAGGATTCTTTTTAAAATCCTGCATAACTTTTGCCGTTTTGCTTTCTTTACGTGCTTTACTCGTCAAAGTAGCCTCATGTAATTGAATTACCGTACATCTGCAACCCCAATCATTTTGCGGCATAATCGAGTTCCAAATGGGGTCGTCAACTTTTGCGACAATTCCGTCGAGGTCTTTATGTGATTGCCTTACACGTTCATCCGCTACGGTTGAATATTTCAAATACGGAAAAACATCTTTTTCCTCTTCAAACTTCACCCACTTGCGCGCGTTCTGTGCTTGAATAAATACACTATCTTGTTCAGTTCTGAGCCAATTAGTATTGTAATTATTATCTATCTTTAAAGCCGCCTCTTTATACTGTGCAAAAGGCTGTTTTGTACCGTCCTTTTTAAATGCTACGTCGGTTAAATCTTTAATTTCCTGAAATGTCTTTGCGCCAGAAAACCGCCCTAAGTTTTTCCTGTATAATACCGCCTTTTCACGCGCTACAATTTCACCGCGCGCAATTTCACCATACCCGGAAAAGAACGACCCATCTAAATTGTAAGCTGTATAATAATACAACCATTCGGGCAGATCAAACAGGGAGTACTTACCACTAAATACCCCGTCGATTAAGTCTTCTATTCTCCAAGCTGGTAATGGCATAATATTACGCTATTGGTCTTATATCGTTATACACACAAATCCAATCTAACGACGCGCCCCCGTCATTTTCAAAGATTAAATAATAGTCGTTCTGTAATGTTGTAGGGTATTGAGTACCCGCAGCCGATGTTTTTACGACTTGATTTTCGGTTGTTCTATTTAATATTCTTACTTGATAACCTATGTAGCTATTAGCAGGTGACGGCATTTGGATAGTTACATCACTAGCGCTTAATGAGCCTTGAATAATAACAAATTTCTCGTCTGTTAATTGATAAGTTCCAGCGGCAGTAATATTTAAAACACTTTCCGATTTATTCAGATATTCCGAAAATCTTACAGCGGTTGCAATGTTCAATGTCCCTCCGTTGCCATTTAGGATTGCGCTTTTCTTTGTGATCGTATTCTTTGTGATCCCATCAAAGAACGTGCGCGGTGTTCCGTCTACGCTTTGAAAATCAAATGTAAAGTCAATAGGATTTATACCCGTTATTGCATCTAATATATATAAGTCTCCGTTGTAGAAAATTACACCTTCAGAAACACTATAACTCGGTGAACTGCCTGAAATTTCGCAACCATACACGATAAATCCGTTCGTGCTGTCGGGCAATTCGTTCATAAACCCTTCGAATATACTTATATTCTGCAAGTATAATTGCAAATCTTCATTTTTTGCAGGTCTACCGCCTGTAGCGGCTATTAATCTTTCCATATCTTAAAAAAATACAAGTTCATATTCAGTGCCAAATATTTGCACTCTCTCAATCCATGCGCGAATTTGGCTTTCGCTTGTTAAATACTCAATTGGCACATTTACCGTGAAAGCCGATGCACTTGCGCCCGTGGCTTCTTGTTCGTTATACAAATATGCTTGTTCACCACCTACTCCAGCCGCTTCACCCTCATTATATACATACAAATCTAGCAAAGGAACATTTTCAGCCTCATTATACACGAACTCGCTGCCGACAATATCACCCTGAACAACTGTAATACGGTCAAGTGTGGGGTCAAATCGCTCGTTCAATGATAATTCAAGACTTTTGCGCTCTATCGAGTAACCTACAATTTCGAGCGTATCGGTTTCGTAATCGCCGTAGTAATTATTTACAGTACCCAGCGTGTTTTCTATCAAAACGTCGGTAAGTGCATTATTCGTATCATTTTGCCAGAAGTTTGGGAAAATATCACGAATCAGAGCTATTATGTCATACTTTGCAGCCATTACACCGAGTAAGTTATATTTGCACTAAGGTCAAAACCCGCAGCCAAACGAACATAGCCCGAAAAAGTACCGAAACTTTTTCCTGTCAGTCCCAATACTGAAGTATAAACACTTTCATTTGCCGCTTTCTTGTCTAATCGACTAAATGTCGCATTTATCACTCCGTCGGCTGCAAGTATTTCAGCTAGTAAATTATTTGCATAAAATACACCTCCAAAATCATCATCTTGAAAGCCTGAAAAATAACTGTATATTGCATCCTCAACGGGTTTCGTTACACCGTCGGATAAAAGTGTCCCGTCAGTTACATCTATGATTTGAGAGTCTATTTGTACCGACAATTCAAGCTCTATTTCATCACCGTCAACAGTTATAACAGTTACAACGATTCCAGCCGGGTTTCGATCATTAATATAATCGTTAAACGCGCTTTCCTCACTTGCTCCCAAAGGTTTTGGCGTAATATCGTCAGTATCCAACTTAGCAACAAGTAAAGTAACTAACCCACTGCCCGAAGTTCTAACCGCAGCACGTTTTACGATTTGCGCGTCTTCGTCAGTTACGGCGTAATAAAGGTTTCCATTTGGTAAAACCGAAAGAGAATCACCTAATTGAAACTCCTTTGCAATCTTCACCCACCAAGTGTCGGTATGTACTTGCTTCGATACCATTAGCGCGTCAACAACCTCGCAAAATTCTTCAAAAGTAAGCTCAAAATCGCCGCCAATTTCAGAGAATAAAACAAAAAGGTTGTAATAAAATGCCGCCTCTGAGTTGCTCGTTAGTATCGGCGCAAGAATCGCGTTTGCATCCTTGCCATTAATTAAATCCTGTAATATTTCCGCTTTTGTTCGCGCTTCAAAATTAGCCATTTTCTAACCTCATTTTATAATCTTCGATTGCTCCCTTTACCGGTGCTGGCAAATCGTTATTTTCTTTTTCTTCCAACTCAATACCGACAAACTCACTAGCCGTATTCTCAGGCACTTTGTAATTCAAATTCATAAGATTTACAACTTCCGCACGCTCTTTCATTGTCAGCTTTTCCGAGTTGTCCCAAACAAACTTTGAACCTTGAGGAATATCAAAACCGATTCTTCGAAGCTGCTTTAATAAGCTTTCATTTACCGTGAATCTTATGTTTTGACAAAGTGATTTAATAACTCTGAGTGTATTGTCTTCGTGAGTTTCTGACTGTGCGCGGCTGCTGCCTGAGTCTAAGACCATCGTCGAACCCAAAAGAGCCTTAGAAATTTGCTCGTCTGCATATCTCATGAGATTTTCGAAGAACTGTTGCGAATTACTGCCTTTGCTGTCGTAGCCTTCAATGACATCCTCTTTATCAATAACCATCCAACGAGATGAAAGCCACTTTTTCACCATGTCGATTCCGTTTTTCTTGCGAATCGGGTCTTTTACCTGTGTCTTTACAACAACGGGAGGAATACCCATCAAATTATTGTACTTCGCCCAAATACGCGCAATTTCAGTTTTGTAAATCCACCAACGGACAATTGTGTTTAACTTTCCTAAATTCGAATAATGCAAAGGTACACACCAAGTCGCGTATGGCTCTTTGTCCCAAATACGCCACGCTTTTACATCATATTCGCTTTTTGTAATTCCGCCAAGGTCAAATCGCACATGCTTTCTGTTCACTTCGTCACATTCAATGTTCATTTCTTCGCGGTCGAATCTGTCAAATTGAGCCAATCCAAAACCCCACAAGTGAGCATTTACGCAAAAACTCATAAACTTGTAAAACCACTTCTTTTGAAATGCTTCTGTTGCAGTGTCGTTCTTTTGCCCATTCTCGTCTGCTATGTAAAAATCCTTGCTTTGCACCCCATCGGTTAATGTCGTAATACACGCCGAAACGTGCGGGTCTTGAACGACGTTTTGAAAAATATTGAACAATTGCACCCAATTCGAACGATACCCGCCCTTCCAAGGCTGGTCAGCCGTACGCATTGCATTATGCCAATCTGTTACCGAGTAAATGCGGTAATCATTGCCCGTTAATTCGTCAATTCCCTTGTCGATTGAGCGCGATGTTTTTTCAGCTTGCCGCAAAATATTGTCTATCTCAACTTGTGTCACCGCTTGCGATGTATCAGCATTTTGCACGTGCTTGATTAGTTTTGCTTCGGCAACCGTTACCCGCTTTATTTCATATCCAAATATCTTCATTAGTAGCTATCTTGTGTTACATCCTCAAAATCACCGTATGCAAGCTCCTGACCTGCATCATCGGCGGTTACATCAATACGCTCGGCAATATCAAGCGAAATTCGCCCCTTTTGGATTTTTTCTAAATCTGAAATCACCTTGTCATAGTCAATTTGACGTTGTTCGGGTATTTGGCGCGGGTTGTATCTTCGTGAAAGATTGTAAATTATCAAAATACAAACAATCTCAACAAGTACGTTGTTTCGATCATCGCCAAGAGTGAAAAAGTTTGTATCTGTCAAGCTTTCGCCCGTGTTGTCTGCTATGCAAGTGTAGAGAGGTCGAACGCCGTCGCCGTCTAAAGCCCCAGCCACTCGATCACCCACACTGAAGGTATCAACCCCGTTGTGTTCGTAAATTGGGCGCGTTTCCGTATCCATGTCGTACCAATGCCGAGTATATCCAAGCATGTAGTCGATTGCACCTTTGCGGTTGCCTTCCCAAATGAAGTCCTTCCCTTCGACCGCTGGATTTGATCCAATGGCTTTTCGCCCACCGGTTAATTCATCCAAAGTGTTGGAATCAATTTCTTTGAGAATATCCTGTTTGAGTATGTAACCTAATTCAGTCATGCGGTAAATATACGAAAACTTTTTTAATTCTGTTGCATTATTTTTAAATGTACAGTTTATGGTTAAAGATATTGAACGCGGGCGCAAAAA